CACCAAAGAAATATGCTTTAACAATTACTGAAATTGCATCTGCCCATCCTTCGATAGAATCTCCAATAAGGAATCTACGAGTTTTATCTATATTTGGTTTACGAATTTCAGGCAATGCATCAACGTGATGCTTTTGAACCGAATATCCTACACCCGTTCCACCCAATAAAAGGAACATAATTTCAGAAAATACTCTCCAATCATCAATTGGTGCAAATGCGCAGTTGTAAATTCTATTTGGGCTGATTTCAATTGGTTTACCTGCAAATTGCATTGAACGCATTGAAGGTAAAACCTTTTTATCATACACGAATTTGTAGTTCTCTCTAATCTCTTTTTCTAATTGTGGGTACTTTTTAATATGCATATCCATATTACGGGTTACCAATTCTTCCCATGTCTCTCTTCTTTGTAATTCCGGTTGGTATTTTGCATACTTCATATAAACCGTGATGTCCGATAAAATTCGTGTTGAAATGTCCATTTGTTTTTAATTTTTTAAATTATGTAATGTAAATATTTTATCAGGAAAACCTGAAAATAAAAAGATAAATATGGGTTGAGTCGGACAATACCCCCATTTTCTTTAGTAAATTTTAGGTTTTTTTGAAAAATATTTATTTGCCGTTTTTTTAATTTTTCAATACTTATCCCATATTTTCTACATACTTTTTATGTAGTAATTTCTTTTCCAATCCCTCACCATTCTTACTCTCTTTTGCAGCTATAATACCATCAGCGGATGTTGCTGCGAACACATCCATAATACCATGAAAGGTATCAATCTTTGCAGGGAATGTCATACCATCTGGCCCAAAACGATTCTTTACAATATGAATACGACCCGTATTTGATAATTTATCTTTTACTTTTCTACTCACACTCATAATGAAATCGGCAGTTTGAACTTTCTTATATGAATCACCCACCGAATCAGCTCCGATTACTTCGTGGTCAATTGCTGCTCTGTTTGTTTGTGTTGCTGTCCAAATTGGAATTTGATGTTCTCCACTCAATCCCCTCAACTCTTCGTAAATACCACCTAATTCTGCGTATAAACCATCACTACCTCTATTACCACTCTTTAACAAATCTGCGTAATCTATTATGATTAATTGTGGATTGAAACCTGTGGTTTTTACCTTTTCAATATGTGCTGATAATGTTTTTGCTGATGCAAATTGAGGTGGATAATATTTGATTTTTACTCTACCCTGTGTTTGTTTAACTTTACGAATAATTTCGGCTTTGTTTAATTTTTGGTCGGCAGTTGTAATACCTGTAAGAATTGTAATATATCTTTGTCCAACATATGATTCGGATAACTCCAAAGTATAATGTAATACATTTACACCTCGTTGTAATGCCGCACATGCGATTTTGGATAAGAACCAACTCTTACCGATACCAGAAGGTGCCATAACTACTCCTAATTCACCTGGTCCTAAACCACCATCCATTAGTTCATCAATAACCTCCCAACCAGTTCCAACTGAATCTCTTTTAACATTTTCTAATATAGATTCGAAATCATCAATAAAATCTAAACCTAAATCATTTTCTACACCTACTTTAGATGCAGCCATCATTGTATCTATGATTTTATCGTAATTACCTGCTTTTAGTAAATCTACTGATTTTAAAAGAGCATCCTTTACTTTTTGATTCTTTGCAAATGTAAGGTATTCTTTTTTTACATATGGCATATCTTCCGAACCAACCTGTAAATAAACACCTTTTAATTGTTCAACGACGGTTTGTTTAAGAACTTTATCTTCTATTTCACCAACTTTGATTTTAAACACTTCCATTGTAGGAACCGCACGATACTCATTAAAGTAATCTTGCACTTCATTTACAATCCATTGATTTGCTTGTGATTCAAAGAAATTTGGTTTGGTAATTTCAGTTACCTGTTCTAAAAACTTAACGTCCGTGATAAGTGAAGCAACAACTTTAGATTGATACGATTGGCCATATTTGACTAGTGTATCTACTGCTTCCATTATTCTTTAATTTTTTCTTTCTTTAATTGCTTTTTTGATTTAACCTTTTCAGTTGGTTCTACTGATTCTTCAACTGGTTGTTCAATCTTTACTTTACGACTTACTGCTTTCCATTCTTCTTTTGCAATAAATTTCCAAACACCACTTGCAACTTTTTCTTCTGCGTCTTGATTTTCAACTCTACGAATTTCATCCAATTCGTAATGCTTTGTTTGTTTAATACATTTAATACACTTCATAGTTTACCTCCATGTTTTTTTATTATCTAATAACCATTAATAATTCCGATTCTCTTAATAGAAGGTATTTATTACCACCTACTTTAATTTCTACTCCTTGATGATATGGTGGAAGAATTACTTCATCACCCACTTTTACACTCATCGGAATTGCTACTCCTGATTGTGTGTAAAGTCCTTCACCTACTGCTTCTACTCTTGCTCTCTTTACATCTTCCGATTTTGCACTATCCGGGATGATAATACCATATGCAGTTGTTGATTCTTCTTTAGGGTCTAATTCCGTTAGAAGAACTCTATCTCCCAATGGTTTTGCTAATTTGTCTGCAATTTGCTCTTTTGCTTTTGCCATAACTTTTGTTTTTAAAATTTTGAAATATGTCCAAATGTTGATTGTAACCAATCGTTTATATCTTTAAAAGAATCTATAACACCATGCTTCAATCCTACTTTTAGAAATCCTTGCTTATCGAATTTGGGAGTTGGTTCATCATATCTACCCATAATTTTCATACGAAGATTACCACTAAATTCTGGTTCAGATAACTGCATCAATCTACGATTTCTTTCGCAAATTGCCAAATTATTTTCAAACAATTCGTGTGCTTTTATTTTCTTATCCAATCTACCAATGTACTCCAACATACTTTCCGTTGAATGATATGTTTCTTCTGCAAGAATTGGAAATGCTTTGATAATTGACTTAATACCCAAACCATTGATACCTTCGATACTATCCGATTTATCACCATCAATCATTCTAAAATTGATGAAATTGTGTGGGTGAATACCAAATTCTTCTACTACTTCTGGAATATTATAGATTTTCTTTTTAGATGGTGAATATACACTCACATCTTTATTTACTAATTGTAAGAAATCTTTATCAGATGACATTAATACCACCTTTTCACCATCTTGTCGAAGTTGAGTTGCTATGTAACCCATAACATCATCCGCTTCGATTCCATCATATAACATAATAGTAACTGGTAAATGAGTTAATAACTCTGCCAATGATACCATTTGTCTACGCATAGAAACTTGTTCGTCCTCTTCGTTCATCATATCAGTATATGCACGATTCAAACGAATCTTATTCTTTGCTCTGTCTGCTTTATATCCTGCGTAAATGTTTTGTCTACTCTTTGAACCACCCTTACCATCAAAAGTTAAAATAACTCTGGTAGGGTTAATTAAACGGATTGCAAAGCCGATACTTTTTAAAGTACCGACTATGCCTCCAATATGGTCACCATTATCATTAAGATTAGGTGCTGTTGACCAAGAACGAATGAAGGTATTAAGACCATCAATTACTAATGTTTTAGAATTGCGTTGCAAATCTCCAAAACTCTTATGTTCTTCATCTATTTGTTTTAGTATATCTAAATACTTTTTATTAATCTGACTCATTTGCTACATCCGTTGTTTCATCAACTTCCTCTGCTGCGGAACTTTTATATTGTAAAATACAAACCTCACATATCTTACGATAAATTTGGTCTTTTAAATCTTCATTTTTAAGAATATCTGGAAAATCTTTCGATTGGAATTTTAAAACTTCGCCAGTATCAGTGTCGATATATTCATACCATGCTCCACCTTGTTTTACTAACTTATTATCTTTCATAACTCCCAACCAACTTCCATAGTTATCAATACCTCTATCAAAGAAGATATTAAAATCTGCGTGTCTTAATGGTGGTCCTAATCTATTTTTGATAACCTGTGCTCTTACTTTGATACCAACAATCTTATCACCTACTTTTAATTGTCCCATAGATTTCAAACGGAATCTAACAGAAGCATGGAATGCTAATGCTTTACCACCTGATGTTGTCCAAGGGTCACTAAATGCCATTGCGTTCATCTTTTGACGAAGTTGGTTAGTAAACACTAAACAAATGTTTTGTCTACCAATCATATTCGTAATCTTTCTCATCGCTTTGGAAATGATAATTGCTTTATCAGTTGCGTAACCATCTTTATCGTAATCAGCTTCTAACTCTTTTTTAGTTGATGCAGCTGCTACTGAGTCTACTACGATAGTTACCAATTTGTTTTTATCACCTGTTCTAACTTTCTCAATGATAGTTTCACAAGCTTCAAAAATACCTTCAACCGTATCTACTGAAACGTATAGTAATTTTGAAATATCAACACCGATTGCTTCCAAAAACTCCCTATTAACGGCAGTTTCGGTATCAATCAATACGGCTACTCCACCTTTCTTTTGTGTTTCAGCTAACAGATGGGCAGAGAGCAAAGATTTTCCACTCTGCTCTAAACCCGTAATTTCTGCTATACGGCCAACTGGCAAACCACCATAAGGTCTATTCGAAACTGCTACATCCAAAAGAGCGTTACCCGTAGATACCCAATCTTTTACGTTAGTAGGAGCATCACCCCCACCATCCGTTAGGAAGTATGCAATTCTACCATCCTTATTTTGTTTGTTTAATGAGTCTGCAAGAATACTTGCTAAATCCTCTTGTACTTTGGCCATAACTGTAACCTATTAATTGTTAAATAAATCGTCAAATGCTGACGCTACATCATCTGCTGGTTTCTTAGGTGCTTCGTTTTCCCAAGGCAAATCGTTGAATTCTTGCGTTCCTCCCATATCAACTGATACTGAAGATTGCTTTTTTGCAACTGGTTGTGCTTTTGGTTTTGGTGCTTCCAATTCCTCAACAATCTCATCATCTGCTACTGCTGAACCTGGATTCAACCAATTTTCCAATACTGCTTTCAATTCTGCGTATGATAACTCAGAATACAATTCAGTAATGTTCTTTTGATTTTCTAATAGAGATTGAATCATTGCAGGGTCATCTGATAATTTAGATACAGATGGTTTGATTCTGATTGCAGTTGTTGGATATGCTGCGTTTGATTCTTCTGCAGATGTTACATCCAATACGATATCTCTACCTGTCATTGGGTCTGTAATATCACCGTAATCAGGGTCAGCAATATATCCTAAAATGTCTTGGTAAACTGTCTTACCGAATCCCCAGAATTTAACACCTTCATTTTCTTTACCTCTTACGATAACTGGTACGAAAGTTCTCAATTTTGGTTCCATTTTCTTACCCGCTTTCCAATCATCGGTGTCACCTGTTCTCTTAAGTTTTTCTGCAAACTCAACGATAGGGTCAGGTCTACCAAATGACATTGGAGATAAATACGTTTTG